AGGCAGCCTCGAAGAAATCTGATTGATTTTTAAGAAATCACTTTGCTGGCCGGAGTCTGAGATAGGATCATTGTACGACAGCTTGTTCTCAACAACGGAATTATAACCTTACTGCTTCAGCAGAAGTAAACCCCTGAAACATCAGTTCCTTCAATTCATCCTTTTTTAATACAATGACTGAATCTGATTGAAGATAGTTTTCGAAATTGTCCTTAGTTAACTGCCAGATACCATTACGGTAATTTTTATAATCATAATTATATTGTTCTTTGGTTATAATTCCTTCTCTTAGATAAATATCAAAAGATATTTTTGCGTTTAATTCAAAATTTTCCTTATGATCAATCAAATAATGTATCTTTTTCTTATAGACAAAAATAGATATGCATTGAATATATTGAAAGATGTCATTTAATAATTCAGACTTAAATTTCTCAATCTTTTCCATATTTGCCAAACTCCTTGATAACTTTATCTTCAGCAAGCCGCAGCCCGCATTAAACCTGTGCAGGTAAGGTGTGCGCGGTACGCACGCACGCGAGCTTGAGTCTAATAAAAAAGATGATATATTGCAATGTCAAATATTAAATTAGGATATTATTATATAATGCTGTTTTTATTGATTATTTAGTTATTGCATTTATGTCAGATACAACAATGCACGGCTGCTTTTTGCAGCCGTTTTGTTTTGTATGTTTATGTTAAACCGTCTGATGGCGCGTTTTGTCAAACGGCTTTTGTGTCTTATGGATGTAGTAGGCTATTTTTGCGAGTTTCCGCATTATGGCAACGATGACGACCATCTTCGGTTTTTTAGCCGCTTCCAAGTTTTTGACCAGTTGCGGAAATGCGTTTATCCGATAGGCAACCAAAGCGGGCATGAACAAGGCGCGTTTCAATTGGCGATGTCCGTATCTGCTCAATCTGCCTTTTTTATTCACGCTGCTGCCAGACTGTTCAATTTTGGGACTTAATCCGGCGAATGATACGAATTGGTTTGCGGTTCTAAAGGTTTTATCCGTCAGATGCCTAAGCAGTATTGCAGCGGTATCTTTGCCTATGGCGGGTATTGTTTGCAGGTTCTGATATTCGACATTCAGACTCTTTTGCTGCTTAATCGTGCTGTCTATTCTTTTGGAGGTTTCTTCTATTTTCTTTGAGAGCAGCAGAATGATTGTTTCATGGGTTGATCGTATGAACGGGTCTTTTGCGGTATGCAGCCTGTTTTGGCTTTCGTGCTTCTGTTGCTTGAGTTGCTGGAGCAGGTTTATCAGTTTGTACAAGGTTGGATTTTCAGACGGCCTAAACGGCGTCAACTTATCTAAATGCCGTTTTGCGTAATCGGCTATCAGCTTTGAATCTGCTTTGTCTGTTTTGGTATGGCTGAACTGGCTTTTTGCGTAATCTTTGATTTTGAAGGGATTTATAACGTAAACGGTATATACCGCGCTCAAGTATTCGGCAGCTTGTTCATAATAAATACCTGTTGCTTCCATGCTTATAGCGATTTTTCTAACTCGCTTGGTCTTTATCCAGCCAATCAATTTTTCAAAACCTTCATGACTGTTTCCAATTTTTATATAGTCCATTTCGCCTTTGGCCGTAATCAATGTTACGTCCATTGTGTTTTTTGAAATATCCAATCCTATTACATTCATTGCATTTTCCTTATTTATTCAGCCTGCTATGCGGCTATGATGATATTCAATCTTTAGGACTGTCGGACGGTTCGGCATTTCTTTTTCCCAGTTTTTGACTTTGGTCGATTTACTGCCTAAACCGCCCGGGCTTCTGTTTTGCGCATAAACAAAAACCCGCAAACCGTCTTCTTTAAAACGGTTTGCGAGTTTTGGCTTTGGCATTTTATTGCTTCCGGTTGAGATGATTTTTGGCTGTTTTTGAATTTTTAGGTGTTCCCGGAAGACATAAAATTGCTGAAATTCATAGAAGCGGGAGTTCCCGCACCCCGTTGATGCTTATTTACCTATTAATTCCGCCTTTGGCTTCATTAACAGATAAATAAGCATCTTTTTATGGAGAACCGACAACCCCGCCGCGTTGTGCAAACTGTTGTCCTGCTTCGACGTAGCCGTCATACATTAGGTTTTTAGGGCTTTGCCCGCCCATCGTGATGACTTGGTTGTTATCCGGCTCATAGGCGGTCTGCGGGGCTGTTTGCGGCTGTTGTACGGTTTGCTGCTCGTCCTTATACGGATTAAACGGTAAGCCGTTTTTGGCATAGTCTTTACACATTGCTTTAGTAATTTCTTTAAGCGGTGTGCCTTGGCTTGAATAACAGGTACATCCGCTTTTGCCGCCATCGACACAGCCGACAGGGTACTCAAATGTTTTGACTTGGCGGACGCCGTTGTAGATGGGTTTGCTTTCAGGCTTTTCGGCGAGCGTGGGAACGAAGTCTTCGGGTTTAAGGTTTTGCCCCTGAATTCCGCTTTGCGGCATCATTTCTTTTTGGCTTTCAGGGTCAAGCGGATTTTTGAAACCTGTATCTTCTTTTGCTGCTTCGGCCTGTGCCGATATTCCTGCTTTTTCTTTGTAACCCTGATACATCTTATAGCCCATGAATCCGACCAAACCTAAGATACACGGCAGGATAAACAACATGGCAATTATTACGTAATACCACCTTGATTTGACGTGCGAATGCGCGGTATGCACTTCGGCGGATTTGTAGTATTCAAAAACCTCTTGTCTGATTTTATGCGAACTGGACAAGGCGTTTCTTGCCTGTTGGGTCGGGTTTAAGGCTACTTCGTTCCATTCCAACCTTGTCAGACCGCCCATTTTGTTTGCAGCTATATGGATATGCTTATTGACGACTTCTCGCAGATTCACGTCAAGCAGCTTGGGCGATTGTGTGATTAGTATCATGTCGATACCGTAATGACCGTGAATGTTCAAAAAGGCGACGTTTTCAGGCATTTTAGAACCGCTGGAACGTGTCGGGAATAGATATTGCACTTCGTCATATATGACGACAGAGCCTATATTCTCTCTCCATTTCAGCCATTCATGCATGTCTTCCCAGCTATGCCCTTCCGGCGGTTTATGATGGTCTATCAAAAGGCCGTTGATGTTGGAGAAAATTTTTCGACCTTTATAGAAGTCATCAAACATAAGCAGTTCGACAGCAAAAGCGGTTTTGCCTATTCTTGGTTTACCTGTAATCAGGGTAATGGCTGCCATCTTTATCCTTTCTTGCCGAAGCTTAATTTAGACAGGGTTTTAAAAGTAACGACAAAGGCTAACATCCCAAACATGATGTTCAGAACAACGCCGCCACCTGCAATATAAAAAATTTGGATCGCACCGGCGGGAACCGCCCCCATACTGCTTATAAACTGATTTTTAAGATTGCTCATAAGGGCGTCAAAACCGACATAGGTAATGATAGACACCCCTAAGGCAGTCAAAATATATTTGACAACATGGTTTATCAAATATGGAGCAAGAGCAGCTAAAAATTTCATAAATCCCCCTATGCGTTATTTCTGACAACTCTGGCCACGAAGAACGAAGCCACCAGCCAAGCCATTGCGATAATAAAGGGGCGCATCATGGCAGCTAAATTACACGCAGGCTCAAGACTGATTTTGTATTCCGCGCCCATGGCCTGAAACGTTACTGGAGCAGGGCATTCTCCATACTCGCTAAAGGTATTGTCAGGTGTGAAGTTCAAATCGATAGTTTCTTGAGGAATATCTAAATTTGGCTCTTCTTTTTCGGGTAATTCATCACAGGCCAAAATGTTCGGGAACACTTTACAAAGCAAACCTCCGTCTTCTTTGGGCTTTTCGTCCTCCTTAGGCTTGTCGTCGGGTTTGGGGTCGTCTTTGCCTTCGGGTGTGTTACTTGGATCTGGCTTGTCTTTGCCGCCAGGACTGCCGTCAGGGTCGGGCTTGGTCTTATCGGACGGACTGCCGTCGGGCGTTGGGTCGGGTTGCGAACCTGGACTGCCGTCGGGATTTGGATTGGGTTGTCCGCCCGGCTTGCCATTTTCGCCCGGTGTAGGGGTTGGGTTGGTCTTGGGAGCGGCGGGGCTGCCCGGTGTGAGGTCGGGGCGCGGGGTTACTTTTACGTCTGCCGATGTATTGCCGTCTGAACCTGTTCTAAAATTGATTGTTACCTGTACTGGCTTATTATCAGGTCCGGTTGCAGGGCCGAGGGTTACGACTGTGCCATTCGGTACGGTTGGATTGCCTTGCGTCTCACCGGGTACACTGCCGTCTTGATTGGCGGTTGCGCCAACATATTTGGACGGGCTGGCATCGGCGGATGGCTGGACGGCTTTATCAAATACGCTTTGCGGTATGGGTTCTTTGACTTTTGGGACGCGTTCCATTACACGTGTTTCCGATGTAGTCGTTTTGCCCGGCTGCAAAAAACCGACTTCCTTCAAAACATTGAACTCAACCACACAAGTATTGTTCTTTCTGTTGAATTTTGTGTCTTTTTTACTAAAACGGTCGGGATATTCAAAACCAAAATGATTGACATCTAATTGAGAACACAGTTTTTTATTGATTTCGGCATCTGATAGGTTTGATTCCATATCCGCGTAAACGGCTCTTGGATTCATGACGGTTTCTTGAACCCGCTGGTCTGTACACATTCCCGACACTGCGACGCAATACACATAGGTTTTTGTTTTTACAAAATCCTGATATTTGTCATCGTAATAATAGCCTTCACTTGCCGCAATTGGTGATGCGAGGTCATATGCTGTCAGAGCCGCGGTTATTGCCCACCCGGCGGGACCGCCTAAAAGACCTGCACCGAGTTTGCCCGCGGCGCGTTGAACGGCGTATTTGCCGCCTAATCTTGCACGGGATAGGAGGTTTCGGAAGACTGTGGATTTGGAGACGCGGCTTTCTACTGTTGCAGAAATTTTAGATGATGATGTTAGCCCTGTTCTAGCATGGCGAACTCTTAAGTCCTGCCCATCAAAACTAGCATATTGTCCAGTATGACTATCAAATACCCCCTGCCAAACTCTACCATGTTGATAGGGGGTACTCTTATTAATGCCTCTAATACCTTTATATCTACCATCATCATAGACTTCGACTCGTTCAAAATGTCCAACAGGACCTTCAGCAAAGGCATTAGCTGATATAAATAGGCTACAACATAGAATAATCTTTAAAAAACTTCGTTCGTGGATGTGATACATAACATTTAGCTTCATCTAATTTAATTAGCAGAGTCGAAGCATCGGGAAACTGAATTTCTATAAAATCACTATCATATCTATGGAAGAAATTTCTAAAAATATCAAAAGAAAAAGGAGCTTTAAAAACACCTTTTCTCATCAATTCCCTGTAATAAATCAACGCCTGCGGCAAGTCCCTGTAAACATGTGAGCCAGTTTGAAACTGAATTAAATGGTATTCTGAAATAAACATAATCCTAACTTTCTTAACAGTTGCAGAAAGTCGGGATTATACCCTTTTTGAATATCAAAAAAATATCAGCGATGCCAAACAGACCGCGCCGAATCCGTATAAAAACCAAAAATCAATCATCTCCACTCCCTTGATGCTCCGTAACTGATTCAATCAGCCGTTTTATCATCCTGATACCGAATACGAGCACCAATAAGACGATGAACGGCGCGCCGACCAATACGCCAAATTGTATTTGTTCGGCTATGTCGCATTGCGGGAAGCTCAAATTGATTTTCTGCTCGTTCAAATACCAGTCTTTGCCGTTTTTGTAAGGTCGTACGACTTTGCCATCCGCCGTTACGGTAGGTAGGACTTGAGACAATACATAGTCATGCGCTTCTTCGTTCGATAAAAAGCATTGCAATCCGACGCGATACCCCATGTCCTACCCTTTCAGTTATTTTGCCGTTTTAACCATGCTGAAGGCCATACGGAAGCCTTGCATCAATACAATAACCGACAGAACGGCAGCACCGATTGCGGATACCATTACGGCAAATTTTGCAATCTCGGTGGCAGCGGTCGTACCGATAGCTGACAAATCGACGCCATCGGCAGCAGCCAGGGCGGAAGCGGTTATCAGGGCTGTTGCAGCAATAACTTTATTGCCGTATTTTTTTGCTACGTTTAAGAGTTTCATAGCGTTTTCCTTTCAATAAGGGTTGATAAAAAAGTGATGCGGTTGTTTTCAGACTGACCGCAAGTCTTTTAACCGTACAGGTACCAAACTGATGCAATTAAAACCAGTAGGAAAAAAACCAACCCGCCCAAACTTAATTTGAATGAGAGGGGCA